AAGATATCTTGAACAGATGCTCCTCTTTGAGCTAAGCGAACCTTAGCATGTTTAGTGATATGCATGACAGATCCTTTCTTAGATCTATGAGAATGATGAGAGTGCCCCTAAGGACACTCATTGCTCTTTAGCAGCTAGAGCTTCTTTATGTGTAAAGTAAACGACTCCATTGACAACATAGTAAGTCATACAGTACTCCTGTAGATACGATAACACTATTGTTACCATCTAGAGGACTCAGCTTGTCTGAGGCCTAGTATAAGACACTATAAGAGTCTATAAGTACTTAGAGTATCTATAGTATACTTATAGTAGTAGAGTAACATTCTTAGGCCTTTTCTATAAGGGGTATATACATTGAAGCATTGTCCTTCGGTACTCTCATAGTACTCTCCCAGTACCCATCATCCGGTAAAGATCTCAGTAAAGACCTACATATACCCCTTATAGAGTATAAAAGGTTGTTTAATCCCTCTACAAGGCTCTGTGAGTGCCCTTAAGGATCTCTAAGGTACTGATAATACCAATGAGAGGACTCAGCTTGTCTGAGTACTAGTGGGGGGTACGAAAGTAATAAGGGTACCTATATATATTGGTACGTTAATCAGGCTTACTCAGAGGAACACCCATAGACAACCAGGGGTACTTAAACATATTCAGGGGACAACCATAGATATGAACAAAAAAGATATAGCTAAACTACTTAAAGAAAAACAGAGAAGGTCTAGACTCAAGGATTATGAGAATGACTTTAGTAGATTTGCACAAGAACAAATACAGATTGTAACAAAAGATGTATCACAAGGCTTTGTACCATTCACGTTTAACGAAGCTCAGAAGATCATTACAGAAAAACTGGAGGAACAAAAGAATGCTACTGGCAAAGTTAGAGCAATTATACTCAAAGCTAGGCAACAAGGGATATCTACATACTGCGCTGGACGAGTCTTCTGGAAAAGTTACTATACTCCCTATGCGAGATCAGTTGTCATGGCTCATGATTCGGCTACGTCAGATGCTTTGTTTAATATGTCAAAGAATCTTATCCGTAACATGGAAGGTGATCTTGCTCCCAAAGAAATACGTAGTAATGCTAAAGAGATTATTATTAACAGTCCCGCTATGGCTGATAAAGATGCTACTGCTTCTTATCGACTATACACAGCGGGGTCTCCAGAAGCTGGACGAGGCACTACGCCAACTATAGCACACTGCTCTGAGGTTGCATTCTGGCAACATGATGAAAAGATCCTAGCAGGACTCTTCCAGGGTATCTCAAGTGCTGATGGTACAGAGGTTATCCTAGAGTCTACAGCTAATGGTGCCCAGGGAGAGTTCTACAGGCTCTGGAAGGGTGCTGTAGATGGGGATAATGAATACTTACCTATCTTCTTACCGTGGTTTATTACACCAGAATACACTAGAGAACCCCCAGAGGATATGGAGTTAACAGTTGAAGAAGAAAAACTACGAGATAAACATAGCCTTGACAACGGACAGATCTACTGGAGAAGACTTAAGATTGCAGAAGGTGGAGAACTCAAGTTCAAACAAGAGTACCCATCAACAGCTGACGAAGCGTTTATTATGTCAGGATCTAACGTCTTCAACCTGGAGCGTTTGGACGCACTAGTACCACAATCCTACGAGAGAAGATCTGAATGGGACCCCTCATCTAAGATGTTTGATGAAAACAAAGAGGGTTCTCTGTTCATATACCAGTTTCCTGACTGGGATTCTCCTTATGTGATTGCTGCTGATGTTGCCCTGGGGGTAGGTCAAGACTATTCTGCTGCAGTTGTACTAAATAAAAACTATGAAGTAGTTGCTCATTACAGAAACAACAGGATTGATCCTTCTATGTGGGGAGATTTACTGTTTTACTTAGGGAGATACTACAACAATGCTTTGTTAGCTGTAGAATCTAACTCTATGGGTATTGCAACACTACAGAAACTTGACAGTATGGGCTACATAAACCTGTATAGGCAAACTAAAGTAGCTAATGTTTCTAAAGAAGAAGGTATACGACTAGGATTTAGAACTACATCTGCTACTAAACCTGTAATCATAGCAAACCTAAAGAACCTTATAGAGAATGAAGAGATATTAATCCCTTCTGTACAGATAATCAAGGAACTTAAGGATTATATATCTACTGATACAGGTAAAACAGAGGCTGCACCTAACTGTTATGACGATTCAGTTATCGCATTAGCTATAGGATGTGAAGTACTACGAACCCATTGGGATAAATTAGGCACTTCAAATGTATCTTGGAAACAGAAACTATCTACTATTGAACAAGTAGATACTAACTGGTTATAAAACATAAGGATACCCTTACTACTATATAGACGGATAAACCGTACTCAAACCTATAGTGGAAGCCAAATAGTAATTTAATCTAAACACTATTTTGTGTCTTAATCTATATACCCCTTATAGAACATAAAGGATAAAGGGTCACTAAGGACCCTAGAGTTCCGCGTTGTCCTCATACGTCCGGTGGTACGTAGCGGAAATACCACCACTCATTCTAATAAACTAGGGAGATTACCATGTCAATAGAAACATTTCTTAAATGGAAGATCCTCCCTAGGTTTATGATGCTTGCTAGTACAGTAATGTCTTGGCGTTGTGCTGAATGGTTTATGGCTATCCCTGACCCAACAGGGGCACAGTCTGCTTTTGTGTCTGTTGTTATGGGTGTTATGACTGGTGTATTCGGGATCTGGATGGGTCATGAACACAAAGCGTAGTCCATGCATAGGTATATGTACATTAGATGCAATGGGAAAATATTGTGTTGGATGTGGTAGAACTATTGGGCAAATAACCTCAGCAGGTATTGGAAAATATAATGAACCCACCAAAGTGGAAAAGAAATAATTATAAAAGCCCTATTGTATATTTAGGAGGAGAAGAACCATGTCAATTACAAAAGGTGGAGAAACCTTCTCCGGTTACAACAAACCAAAGCGAACCCCTGGTCACCCCAAAAAATCCCATGCTGTCCTTGCAAGGTCGGGTGGTAAGCCCCCGAAAGGGAAACTAATTCGGTTTGGAGAAAAGGGAGCAAGCACTGCAGGTAAACCTAAGGCTGGTGAATCTGCTCGTATGAAAGCTAAACGTAAATCGTTTAAGGCTAGACATGCAAAGAATATTGCACGTGGTCCATTAAGTGCTGCTTACTGGGCAAACAAAGTTAAGTGGTAAGGAGCAAAGGATGGCAGTTAATGAAGCGGGAAACTACACAAAACCGACAATGCGTAAGAATCTGTTTAACAAAATTAAAGCAGGTGGTAAAGGAGGTCGTCCAGGCCAATGGTCGGCACGAAAGGCGCAGATGCTTGCTAAACAATATAAAGCAAATGGTGGAGGCTATCGAGATTAGAAATGAGAAAGCCATCGCAAAAAAGTCTGAACAAATGGACTTCTCAGAAGTGGCGAACGAAAAGTGGTAAAAACTCTACTCAGGGTCCGTTGGCTACTGGAGAGCGTTATATGCCAGCTTCAGCTGTGGGAAGTCTCACGGCAGCAGAACACGCTGCTACTACTAGGGCTAAAAGAAAAGCTACTAAAGCAGGAAAGCAATTTAGCAAACAACCTAAAAAGGTTGCAAGCAAAGTAAAACGACATAGAGCGTAAACCCAGGAGTGGTAACATGTCTAGATTTATAGAACAAACATACAAACAAAAAGAGCCTAAGAAATCACAGGCTCCGTTGCCAAAAGCTGGCGCTTACTCTGTAAAGGAATTAGAAAAGGCTAAGCCTATCTATTCCGGTACCGGAGGGAAAAATTAATGGACAAACCCCACGGTTATAAAGAAGTTGTTAGTGATGAGCAACTTGTCAATCTTGTTGAGTCGGGTATACAGAACTCAACTGGTGATTGGTTAAACTCATCTGAACTAGCAAGAGAGCGACTAAAAGCAACGTATGAATATGCAGGTGTTGCCGACTTTCACCTAGCACCGCAGGGTGTTAGTACAATTGTTGATACATCAACTACTGAAGTTGTTGAAGCATACACCGCAGTCTTGTCTGATTTGTTTCTTAGTAATCAGAAGTTAGCACGAATGGTACCCTATGATGCAACCCCTGGAGCTATCCAGTCAGCAAAGGATGCATCCGATCTAGTCAACTACTGTCTATTTAAAAAGAACAATGGATGGGAACTTATTCAGCAGTGGATGAAAGCCGCCTTGTTGTGGAAGAACGCTGTCTGTCGTTGGGGATATGTAGAGGATTATGATTACGTATTTGAAGAATACGAAAAGATTAGTCAACCAAACCTTGATGAACTTCTTGCAGATGATGATGTTGAGATTGTAGGTGACCTACAGTTTGAAAATCAACCAGAAGATTTCTCTCAAGAAGTTGAGCTTATGTACATTGATGTACGTATTCGTAAACGTATTAACAAATCTAAAGTTAAAATTGAATTAGTCCCACCAGAAAACTTCCGTATCTCAAGGGACGCTACAACAATTGATGATGCATCTTTTGTTGGTGTTCAAAATGAAATGACACGATCAGAGATTCGTAAGTACTATCCAGAAATGGCTGATAAAATCGATGCCTGGGATGAGTTAGGTGATGAGTCTTGGGTTGGTGCATCAAAGTACTCTCAAGATATTGCGGCTCGTAAACAAGTTACTGGTCAGGAATACTATCAAGGGTCTGTTCAACAACAAGCTATCCCACTAGAAGCAAATAAAGAAGTTATTGTAACTGAGTGTTGGCTACGTGTTGATCGTGATGGTGATGGTATTGCAGAACTAAAACATTTTATTATAGCTGGTGCACACATCCTTCATGAAGAAGATTGTGACTATATCCCACTAGCTTCTATCGTTCCAATTGATATTCCATTTGAATTTTATGGTTTATCGATGGCAGACTTTACACGCAGTTCAACATTAGCATCGACAGCTATCCTGCGTGGTTTTGTAGAGAATACATACCTCACTAACTATTCGCCTAAACTAGCGGATCCAAATGTGGTAGACTTCTCTGCATTACAAAACATGAAACCAAAACAGATCATACCAACTAATGGTAGCCCTGTGGGTGCTGTTCAACAGCTGCCCCCAGAAACAATCTCAACAGGTACTGTGCCACTTCTTGAACACCTACAGCTTATCAAAGAACAAGCGACAGGTATGTCAAAAGCTGCACAAGGTCTGAACGATACGTTATATGTGTCAGGTAACTCTGAACAGAAGCTTTCAGCTGTACAATCTGCAGCCCAAAAGCGTATTCAACATATTGCTCGTAGGTTTGCTGAGACAGGCTTTAAACGTTTGATCATGGGTATTTACACAACTATGCATAAAAGCATGAAAGGTAACATACCATATAATATTGGTGGAGCTTACGGATCAATTGATATGTCAACACTTCCATCCCAGATGGATGTAGAAGTAATGCTTGATATTGGTGAAAACTCTAACACATCTATGATTTCTAAGTATAGTCGTATTGCTGCAGAGATCCTACCAGCCCTACAACAACAAGGTGCGGGTATGGTTATTAAACCAGAAGCTTCTGCAGTTCTAGCAACTAAACTTATTGAAGCTATGGATGTAGACAGTAATGACTTCTTAGTAAACTACGATACAGATGAGTTTAAGGAAAAGGCAGCACAAGCTATCCAAGCCCAACAGCAAGCAGCCCAAGCCAGCCAAGCTCTTCAACAACGTAAGATTGAAGCAGAAACAGCCCTATCAGAAGCAAATGTTATTTATACTGGTGCTCAAACTAAAAACACTATGGATGATAACTCTAAGCAACTTGCTGTGTCTATTGATAAACACTTCCAAGAGTGGGCTGATCTACAGATCAAAGCAACTAAAGAAGGTGCAGAATTACCACAACATCCTGGGTATGATCAGATCATTATGTTAGCAAGGCAGATTTTAGGATCTCCACAGCAGCAACAACCACCGATGGGTAATCAACAACAATAAGGAACCTAATGGAAAAATACCGTAAAGCAGCTGAGAAGAAGCTGGGTAATAAAAAATCATATGGTAATCATAAAATTCATCCCGAAGAACTAGCTAGGAGTGCTCATGTAAAAGGGCATTTTGCAGCTAGGGAACGGGATGAATTCTTTGATGAAGTATACGGGGAAGTCTTAGTTGACTTCTTTATTGAATGGCTCAAGACGGAGCCGCATGAAACTAAATCTCGTGAGTTTCTCTACTCTTCTGCTTTAGCACTTGGTAGTGTTAAAGAGAAAATGATGAACTTTGAGATGTACGGGAAGAATGTCCCGCACTTACAGGAGGACAACAATGAGACCAATTGATTACGAACAACTAATTAAAAACTACAAAGATATGATTAATACGTTAGAGTACGACTCTATGCGAAGTGGTGGTAAAGCAAAGCTTAACTCTACT